TCTGGTATCCGTAATGGCTGCCGAATCGGGGATATGTTCGCGATCGTTGGAACGGCAACAGATACAAAAAATGCTCATGTTGCTTATTATCGGAGTAATACTGCATCTGGAGATCTGAAAGGTTTATGCATAAGCCATACAATTATCCCGAGGGGTGCAACAGGAGCTACAGGTAGTAAGGGGGATAAAGGCGATACCGGGGCAACTGGAAAAGGCGTTAAATCCACAGCGGTTACATATCAGGCAAGTTCGTCTGGAACTACGATCCCTACTGGAGTATGGTCGGCAACTCCTCCGGCGACAAGTGCGGACAAACCATATTTCTGGACTCGTACGATCATCACCTATACGGATAATACAACTTCAACTGCTTACAACGTTGGTAGTACACCGGAAGGAATTGTCGTCGGTGGGCGAAATTTATTGGTGGGAACACATAAATCTCCCATAACGTATACCTATCCAACATCGGGATATGCTGATAAATGCTCATGGAAAACAACGGTCTTACTAAATGGAAGTGTATATACATTATCCTTCTGGGCAAAGTCATCTGTCAATGGCGATAAAATACGAGTGCATTTTTATAATCCGTCAAATATTATTTCTGTAGTTGGCAGTCAAGGACAAAGATCAACCTACACGGATGGTTTATGCGACTTCGTTCTTACTACTACAATGACAAAATATTGGGTTACATATACGATACCTAAAGGTGGAAATAGCACGAGAAGTGTTATAATTCCGAGATTAGGTCTAGGCGCTACTGGCACCGGAACACTTACTTTTCAATGGGAAAAATTAGAAGAAGGTAACATTGCAACTGACTGGACACCAGCTCCAGAGGATTATGTATCTTTTGTTGATGTTGAGTATTATCTTTCAACATCGGCAACATCACTTTCTGGTGGATCATGGTCGACGACAGCGCCGACATGGGTTAATGGAAAGTATATGTGGAGTCGTACGGTAACAACGGACGGAGCTGGTAACAGAACGTATTCGCCAAATCAAAATGGAGTTTGCATTGCAGGAGCACAGGGAGCAACCGGAGCCAAAGGTGATAAAGGAGATACTGGAGGGACTGGTGCAACCGGTAAAGGCGTTAAATCTATTGTAGAACAGTATTACAAATCAACGTCAGCAACAGCCATGTCCGGCGGATCGTGGAGCACGACTTATCCTGGATGGGAGAACAGTAAATATATTTGGACGAGATCAGTGATTACCTATACTGACAACACGACTTCAACGACAACAGCAGTTTGCGTCACGGGAAGTAAAGGAGATAAAGGTGCAACCGGTGCCAAAGGAGATAAAGGGGATAAAGGAGCAACTGGTCCTCAGGGACCACAAGGTCCTCAAGGTGTAAAAGGCGATAAAGGTCCTCAGGGAGATAAAGGTGCAACCGGCGCAACAGGTCCTCAAGGTCCACAGGGCGCTGCAGGTAAGGACGCAAATCAGGTAGTGCATACGGTAAATGGAAACGGTGAGTCAAATCTTTATGTCGAATTTGCTACAATAAAGATCACAGGTTCGTATGCAAATCAGCCAACAACATTTAAACTTGGTGGCAGAGGTTTTGAGACAACAGATGTCCAGTTTAGTTTTATCTCTGCAAATAACTCAGATCCTGGATTGGATTTCCTAAGATCTTCAGGCGGATGGTCGTTATGGATTTATAAAAAGACTACTTCAACGTGGGGCCTTATAACAAGATTAAGTGAACCGTATGGACAGCTGAGAGTATTTAACTATACTCAAGGTTCTGGTCCATATACAGTGACGTGGACATCAACCAAATTAGCTTCTTTACCATCTGGTTCAATTAATGCGAATCCTTTACAAGCAGCAAAAACAGCCACCAACTTTATGCAGTTTACTGATGGGACCGGATTGGAAGTTGGAAATAAAACCAGCGGATCTTGGTCTGGCTATCGGACTAAGATTTCAGCATCAGCATTTGAGATTCTTAACCGGGCAGGAACGACACTCGCATATTATGGTGATAAGTTGATCCAGCTTGGAAAGAACGCAAAAGATGCGGTTATTGAGTTATGTGGTGGTGTCGGTAAGATTTTGGTTGAAACAAAATCCGGCAATGCGGCTCTGTCAATCCAGAGCGAATATGTAGATATTAAAGGTGTCCACGAATCTGTATTGGAGACATCAAGTTCTTCTGGAAGCTGTATAGCCGGAGCTGTTGACGATTCTTTTGTTGTAAATACTTACTCGGATGCCAACAACAAAGCAAACTTCGATATTGGTAACGGTAGCATTATTCTTGAATCAAAGAAGAAAGGTTATCAGGCAGAGGTCGAATTTTATGGCTGTGGCTGGTCTGGAGGAGTGTATACTGGAGCGTTCGCACCGACCAAGGCGTACTCCGAAAAGATTATGTTAGGAGATAGTGGAAGAGTATGGGAGCGTTTGATTGTTAAAAACTCCCCACAGGTCACATCCGATCGCCGCGCCAAAACAAACATATTTCCACTCGGTGAGAGCAAGATCAATAAGACGGATATTCATTCAGAGCTGTTCGATCGCTTAAAACCAGTTCAG